AACTCGGAGGGATACCTAACTCATCTGAGGATGTGAAACAGTCTCATGCGTCAGCTATTGAGTCCTATATCGAAAAGTATGTAGGGTATGATATGGATGGTACATATAGAAGTCCCGATGAAATAGGAACGATGCCATTTACTAGAACATTAGAGGATTGGGCTAAGTTTGATATTAGTGATAGAACAAGATTTGATGCTTCGATTAGTTCGGGTTTAGCTATTATGGCTAACCAAAAACATCTGTATTTACCCGAACAAAAACAATCAAAAATAAGCGTTAACTTTGCAAGGTATAATAACAAAGGTGATACAAGCGAATTAATTACAATAGATGGAAGATAATATTAAGGTAAATATAAACGCCACAGGTTTCCCTACGCAATTTGCTCCCGATTCTGTAAAGGATTCTAAGGAGTTTGGGTTACAGGTTGGTCAGGCTATTCAATACGAATGGTTTAGAAAAGACGGAACTCAATGTAGGTATTACAATCAGTGGCGAGATATGAATCGTCTTAGATTGTATGCTCGTGGTGAACAGCCAATAGCTAAATACAAAAATGAATTAGCTATTGATGGTGACTTATCTTATCTTAATTTAGATTGGACACCTGTTCCTATCTTACCAAAGTTTGTTGACATTGTTGTTAATGGAATGTCTGATAGATTATTTAAGGTTAAGGCTTATGCACAAGATGCTATGTCTCAAGCTAAAAGAAATAAATATCAAGACATGGTTGAAGGGCAAATGGTTGCTAAAGACCTATTGCTTACTATAAAAGAAAATACAGGAGTGGACCCATTCACTGTAAACCCTGAAGAACTTCCTTCTACTGATGATGAGTTATCATTATACATGAACCTCAACTACAAGCCTGCTATTGAAATAGCAGAAGAGGAAGCTATTAATACTTTATTTGATATTAATAAGTATGAGGATTTACGTAAAAGATATGATTACGATATAACTACTATTGGTATTGCAATAGCTAAGCATGAGTTCTTGCCGGGTGCAGGTGTTAAAATATCTTATGTTGACCCTGCTAACGTAGTATATAGTTATACTGAAGACCCTAACTTTAAAGATTGTTTCTATTGGGGAGAGATTAAAGCTGTACCAATTAATGAGATAAGAAAGATTAAGCCTGATATTACTGATGCAGAAATGGAAGAGATTGCAAAGTATGGTCAGAGTTGGTACAACTATTTTAACGTAGCACAATTCTATAATAATAGTTTATTCTATAGAGATACTTGTACATTATTATATTTCAATTATAAGAGTACCAAAACATTTACATACAAGAAGAAAGTAAATGAAAATGGTAATACTAAAGTAATAGAGAAAGACGATACATTTAACCCACCACAAGAAATGATGGAAGAGGGAGGTTTTGAAAAAATCTCTAAGACTATTGATGTTTGGTATAGTGGTGTTATGGTTATGGGTACAAACTTCTTATTAAAATGGGAAGTTGAAAAGAATATGGTTAGACCTAAGTCAGCTAGTCAGCATGCTATTCCACAATTTGTGGCTGTTGCTCCTCGTATGTACAAAGGTGTTATTGAATCATTGGTAAGACGTATGGTTCCTTTTGCTGATTTAATTCAGCTAACTCACTTAAAACTACAACAAGTTATTTCTCGTGTAGTACCTGATGGTGTATTCATTGATGCAGATGGTCTTAATGAAGTAGACTTAGGTACAGGTAACGCATACAATCCTGAAGATGCTTTACGTTTATACTTCCAAACAGGTAGTGTAATTGGTAGAAGCTATACCCAAGATGGAGATTATAATAATGCTAGAGTGCCAATCCAAGAGTTAAACTCTAACTCAGGTGCTAGCAAAACACAAATGCTTATTGCTAATATGAACCACTATTTAGATATGATTCGTTCTGTAACAGGATTGAATGAGGCTAGAGATGGTTCTACTCTTGACCCTAATTCTTTAGTTGGTGTTCAGAAGTTAGCAGCATTGAACTCTAACACAGCAACAAGACATATTCTTGATGGTAGTCTATATATTTATAGAACACTAGCAGAAGCTTTGTCTTATCGTGTTGGAGATATATTGCAATATGCAGACTTTAAAGATGAGTTTGCAAATCAAATAGGAAAATATAATACATCTATCCTTGAGCAAATCAAGGAACTTTATATTTATGATTTTGGTATCTTCATAGAGGTAGCACCTGATGAGGAACAGAAAGCCCAACTCGAAGGAAACATACAAATGGCTTTGTCGAAGGGTGATATTAATCTTGAAGATGCCATTGACATACGTGAGATTAAGAATCTCAAACTTGCTAATCAATTACTGAAACTTAAACGTCAAAGAAAACAAGAACGTGAAGATTCAATGGTTATGAAGAGAGATGCTATGGTTGCTCAACAGCAATTACAATCTCAACAAATAGCAGCAGAATCTGCTATGCAACAGATACAAGCAGAAACGCAATCTAAGATTCAAATTAAACAAGCAGAGATTTCATTTGAAATTGAAAAACTAAATAAAGAGGCTGAGTTGAAATCTTACTTGATGCGTGAAGAGTTTGACTATAGCATGCAGGTTAAAGGTCTTCAGGAGATGGCTATTAATCAAAGGGATACTGAGAAGGAGAAAGCTAAAGATAAAAGAATTGGCATTCAGAATACTCAGCAATCTAAATTGATTAACCAACGTAAGAATAATTTACCACCTATGGATTTTGAATCTAACGAGGATAGCCTAGATGGTTTTGATATGGCAGAATTTGAGCCTAGATAGGTTTAAATGCATATCTATATTTTGTATAACTTTGTAAAAATTAAATCAAATGGAAATTAAAGTAAAAGCTATTGATGGCATTGAAGCCAAATCAATACAGGAAGTGGAGAAAGAATTACTCCAAAAGCATGAAGAACAATTTAATGATGGTAATGATGAGATTACAATCATTGAAGGAACACAACATGAAGTAGAGGCTGAAATAAACACAGATGCTGCGATAGTATCTGAGGCTAAGGCAGAGATGAGTGATGCTGACATCTTATCATACATTGGAGACAAGTATGGTAGACAAGCATCATCAGTAAATGAATTACTTTCTAGTAAAGAAAGAGAAGAGTTACCATCTGATGTTGAAGCATTTTTGAAATATAAAAAAGAAACAGGACGTGGGATTAATGACTTTGTTAAATTAAACAAAGATTTTGATTCAATGAATCCTGATGCTTTGTTAAGGGAATACCTATCTGTAACTGAAGAAGGTTTAGATGCAGATGATATTGATGCTATGCTTGAGGAGTATTCATACGATGAAGATTTGGATGATGACTCAACAATCAAGAAAGCTAAGTTAGCAAAGAAGAAAGCGATTGCCCAAGCTAAAAAGTTTTTTACTGAGCAGAAGGAAGCATACAAACAACCACTTGAGTCAAGTACGGTTGGGGTTTCTCAAGAAGCAAAGGAACAACTTGAAGCTTATCAGCAATATATGCAGGAGGCTAAGACGTATCAAGAAGAGAGTGAACGTAAGGTGCAATGGTTTCAGCAGAAGACCGATGAGGTTTTCTCTAATGAGTTCAAAGGTTTTGAGTTCGATTTAGATGGAAGCAAAGTAGTTTACACTCCCGGAGATGCATCAGAATTGAAGAAGGCACAATCAACACCAATGAACTTTATTAATAAGTATTTGGATGATAGTGGATTAATCAAGGATGCAGCAGGATACCACAAAGCACTTTCTGTAGCAATGAATCCTGACAGATTTGCCAAGTTCTTTTATGAACAAGGTAGAGCAACAGCAATTGATGAGGATATGCGTAAAGCCAAAAACATTGACATGGATATACGTAGAGCACCTGAGGTTATCAATAATGGAGGAATGCAAATTAAAGCAGTTGATTCAGGCTCAGGTAGGAATCTAAAAATTAAAAGTAAAAGAAATAATTAACAATTTAAAAATTTAAAAAATGGCAGGTCAAGTTAACGGAACGCCCGGTTTTCAATTACAACCGTCGGCAGAACAGGTGCCTTTAAGCACCAACTACATTACCAACTTTGATTTCATGAATCAGTATCTTCCTGATACTTATGAAAAAGAATTCGAGCGTTATGGTAATCGTACAATCGCATCTTTCTTACGTTTAGTAGGAGCAGAGATGCCTTCAAACTCAGATTTAATTAAGTGGGCTGAGCAAGGACGTTTACACACTAAATACACCAATTGCTCAACTACAGGAGTAGCAGGTGATGATTTAGCTACAATCACAGTTAACGATACTTTAGTTCCTGCAGGTGCAGGTGGTATTGCTATCCGTAAAGGTCAAACTGTTTACATCACAGCTAACAATGGTACAGGTGGTAACAAAGCTATCGTATTAGATGTTGATTTAGCAGCAGGTACTTTTGACGTAGCTTTCTATGAAGCAGGTGGTCAAGTGTATGGTAACACAACTTTAACTGTATTCATTTACGGTTCTGAGTTTAAGAAAGGTGTTAACGGAATGCAAGGTTCTTTAGAATCTGATGACATCTTCTTCGAGAACTCTCCAATCATCATCAAAGATAAGTATGCAGTATCAGGTTCTGATATGGCTCAAATCGGATGGGTTGAAGTAACTACCGAAAATGGTGCAACAGGATACTTATGGTATCTTAAATCAGAGCACGAAACTCGTTTACGTTTCGAGGATTACTTAGAAACCTCAATGATTGAAGCAGTTCCTGCTGAATCAGGTTCAGGTGTAGCTACTCAAGCACTTAACGACCAAGTAGGTAACAAAGGTTCTGAGGGTATTTTCTACGTAGTAGAAGAGCGTGGTAACGTATGGGGTGGTGGAAACCCAACTACATTAGTTGATTTCGATTCAATCATCTCTCGCTTGGACAAACAAGGTTCAATCGAAGAAAACGTAATCTTCGTTAATCGTGACTTCGGTTTCGACATCGACGATATGTTAGCTTCATTGAATGGTTATGTATCAGGTGGTTCTTCTAACTCTGCATCTTTCGGTTTATTCGATAACGATGTTGAGATGGCGTTGAACTTAGGTTTCTCAGGATTCCGTCGTGGTTATGACTTCTACAAGTCAGATTGGAAATACCTTAACGACCCAACCATGCGTGGTGGTCTTACAGGTGCAGGCGTTGTAAAAAATGGTTTGTTAGTTCCTGCAGGTTCTACAACTGTTTATGACCAAATTCTTGGTAAAAACGCTAAGCGTCCATTCTTACACGTACGTTATCGTGCAACTGAAGTTGAGGACAGACGTTACAAAACTTGGATTACAGGTTCAGCAGGTGGTGCACAGACTAGCGATTTAGATGCTATGGAGGTGAACTTCTTGTCAGAAAGAGCAGTATGTACCTTAGGTGCAAACAACTTCTTCTTGTTCCAAGCGTAAGTTTATAATTAGGGGAGTGGAGCATTCTGCTCCCCTTATTTTTTTATCAAATTAAATTATATCAAATGTCAGTAAAAACAACCCCTGTAGACAAGGTCTACCGATTAACTAGGAATGCAGCACCATTATCTTTTATACTGCCTTCAAAAAACACTAAGCGTTTTTCTTTATTATATTTTGATGAGACTACTAATAGTAATCGTCCATTAAGATATGCCATTAACCAAAAATCTCCATTCGAGGATGAGCAAGATGGTAATGCAATTTTAGAACCAATCATCTTTGAAGATGGTTTCTTGAGAGTTCCTCAAACTAATCCTGTATTACAACAGTTCTTATATTATCATCCCGGAAATGGAACTACATTTATTGAAGTAAATGAAGAGAAAGATGCAGCTAAAGAAGTTGAAGCTTTAACTGCTGAGGTTGATGCTTTAATTGAAGCACGTCAACTATCTATTGAACAATTAGAAGTATTGGGTCGTGTACTGTTTGGTAAGGACACCTCTAAGATTAGCACAGCAGAATTAAAACGTGATATGCTTATCTATGCAAAGAGAAACCCAAAACAATTCCTGAATGCATTAGGAGACCCAATGGTTAAGTTACAATCAAACGTACACTTATTCTTTGATGCCAAGCTATTAGCATTTAGAAGTAATAAAAAAGAAGTATTCTTTAATACAAGTTCTAACAAAAAGAAAATGTTATCAATACCATACGGAGAAGACCCGATGTACTTTGTTACATCGTACTTACAAAGTGATGATGGTATAGATGCACTTCGTATGTTAGAAAATGAATTAGGTTTAGAATAAACATAAACAAGTTTGTTTTAGAGAGAGGGAGTTCACAAGACTCCCTTTCTTTTTTTTCTTATCTTTGTGAAAACATTATATAATGATTAACTCGGTAAGAAATACAGTATTGTCTGTTCTGAATAAGAACAACTACGGATATATATCTCCGTCTGATTTTAACCTGTATGCTAAACAGGCTCAGATGGAGTTGTTTGAGGAATACTTTTCTCAATATAATAAGGTTATTAATATGGAGAATGCACGCCAATCGGGTGTTGATTATGGAAATATTAAAAGACCAATCTCAGAAACATTAGAATCATTTTCTGAAACTAAAACATTAGAACAAGTAGCAGTAGATACAAATAAATATTATGTACCAACCTTAACAACTACAGGTGATACATATTATATGATTAACAAAGTATTATGCTATAAACTCGTAGGAGAGGATTTAAACTATCTAGGAGAGGCTGAAAAAGTAACACATAGTAGAATTACTATGTTGAATGCATCGTTGCTTACAGCCCCTAGTGAGATGTTTCCTGCATGGGTTCAGGAAGGTGAAGTAATAACACTATACCCATCAACAATAAATTCAGAAGATTCTTTAGTCGCACAATACTTTAGACATCCTAAAGACCCTAAGTGGACTTACATATCTTTATCAAATGGTGAGCCTGTGTTTGACCAATCTCAAAATGACTACCAAGATTTTGAATTGCCACTAGAAGATGAGTATAAATTAGCTATGAAGATTCTTCAATACTGTGGTGTATCTATTAGAGAGCAAGAAGTTGTTCAGTTTGGTATGGCTCAAGAACAACACGAACAACCAACATTTAGTCAACAACAATAAAAGAATAGAACATGGCATATATATCTCAATATAAATATTACGAGAATGCAGGAGTACCTCCTGAGAATGAAAATTGGGGGTCTTACCAATATGTAAGTCTTTTCGATATTGTAAATAATTTCTCATTAATGTATAGTGGCAATCACTCATTGGTTAACAATGAGGAGCGTTATAAGATTTTGTTTCATGCAAAGCGTGCTATACAAGAATTAAACTATGATGCTTTCAAAGAAATCAAAGCATTGCAGTTAGATGTGGATGATAAGTTAAGATTTATTTTGCCATCTGACTATGTGAATTGGGTTCGTATTTCTTATTATAAAGATGGTTGGATTAGACCACTTACAGAAAACATTCAGTTAAATAGTTCTCAGGAATATCTTCAGGACCAAACAGGAAAGATTTTGTTTGATGAAGAAGGAAATATATTAAGACCTGAGTATTCTGAATTGGATTATGATAGAATTGTAGGTCAACAAAAAAGTATATACTTAAATTCAGGAAATCAATTTGATGGTACTGAAGGATATAACTACGATGGTAGATGGTACTTTGAGCATTCTATTGGTGCTAGATATGGATTAAATACAGAGACTGCAAACTTTAACCCTACATTTAGAGTTGATAGTAAAGCAGGTGTAATAAATTTTAGTTCAGATATGCAACACCAATCTGTTATCGTTGAATACATATCAGATGGTATGGAGCAAGGTGATAACTCAAAGATTAGTGTTAACAAATTATTTGAGAACTATATCTATGCATACATCCAATACGAAATATTAAAAAGTAAATTAGGCGTACAAGAATACGTTGTAGCTAGAGCAAGAAAAGAAAAATCTGCATTGCTTAGAAATGCAAAAATCAGAATGAGCAACATCCATCCGGGTAGATTGCTTATGAATTTGAGAGGTCAAGCTAAGTGGATTAAATAATATGGCGAACATTAATAGAAATTTTACAGCAGGGCGAATGAATAAAGTCGTTGATGAACGACTTGTGCCTAATGGAGAATACATTGATGCACTTAATATTCGTATGGGTTCTACGGAACTTTCTGAAGTTGGTGTTATTGAAAACTCTAAAGGTAATACTGTTTTAACTGCGTTACAATATGATGGTGTTTCTCTTAGTGGTGATGCTAGATGTATCGGTGCTTTAGAGGATGGCTCAAATGAAACTATATATTGGTTTATACACGATAGTAATTTTGAAACTAGCCCAACAGGTAAACTAGATTTAATATGTTCGTATGATACTAAGAGTAGCATTCTTACATACCATATCATAAGTATTAATGATGGGAGTGGTGTAAATACTACACTTAATTTTAACCCTACATATTTAATTACAGGAGTAGATTTAGTTGAGAACTTATTATTCTTTACAGATGATTATAATGCACCTAGAAGAATAAACATAAATAAAAACTATGCTAATCCTTCAGGTGGAGTAGATGGATTTAGTAATGAATCTATTTTGGTTATTAAGAAACCACCTATTGAATCACCATCTATTGCACTTCTTGCAACTAATGGTCAAGAAAATTTTTTAACAGACAACTTTATATGCTTTGCGTATAGATATAGATATGAGGATGGAGAATATTCTGCAACATCCCAATGGTCAGAGCCTGCATTTATTCCTAAACAATTTCAGTTTAGTACAGAAAGTTACTTAAATGAAGGTATGACTAATCTTGCTAATTCAGTAAATGTAACAATTGACACAGGAGATTCTCTTGTTGTTGGTATTGATTTACTATTTAAAGAAGCAGGTGGTAACATAATTAAAGTTATAGAAAAACTAGATAAATCTAATTTAGGTTTACTTAACAATGTTGATTATACTTATACATTTACTAATAGCAAAATATTTACAGTATTACCTGAGTCTGAAATTTTAAGACTCTATGATAATGTTCCAAGATTTGCTAAGGCTCAAACAATAATGGGCAATAGATTAATGTATGGTAACTATGTAGAAGGATATGACCTTATTGATTCAAATGGTAATCCAATACAATTATTATATGAGGTAGAATTAATTAGTGAAGATATAGGTCTTGCAGATATTACTACTGAAAACCAAGATGGAAACTATACAATAGATGTACCACAGACAATTACAGATTCAGTATTATCAATAGATTTAGATGGTGTTGAATTAACTCAAGGCTCATCAATAGTTATTGATATTACACTTACACATGCAGCATTTTCAGGAGATACACCATTTCCTACAGAAACAACAGATAATGTATCGGAAGGATTTACATTCTTCTTGCCAAGAGATTATACATCTGTTTATGATTTAGCAACAAGCGATGAGTTTCAATTAGCTATGGGTACATCAGCAAATATTGAACCTGTTGCTACATCGTGTGATGGCGTTACATTTACAGATAGAATAAACTGTGTGTTACCAAATAACTTAGATGCATTAGAAAAATTAACAAGTGGTGTATCTGCTGTAGGTCAAGGAATAGGTATTATAGCATCTCCTTCAAGTAATAGTATTGGATTGCAGTTTATTTCAATGGAGTATGTAAATGATGTAGTAACACCAACACAAAGAGTTTATGAGTATTACTCAATAGTATTTGCAGAGGTTACATTTCAGAAAGAAGGTAATATACAAAGCCTACATAGCAATAGAGATTATGAAATAGGTATAGTTTATATGGATGATTATAATCGTGCAACTACTGCATTGGTTAGTCCTAGAAATACTGTGCATGTTCCATGTGGAAATTCAAGTACAAAGAACTATATAAAGGTTAGAATACCTCCTGAACAAAAGCCACCATATTGGGCAACTAGATATAAATTTGTAATTAAAGCTAATGCTGAAAATTACGATACTATATATACAAATCTTTTCTTTAAGAATCCTGAAACTAATGAAGTATGGTTTTATCTTGAAGGAGAGAATGCTCGTAAAGTTCAAGTTGGAGATAGATATATTGTTAAAGCTGATACCGATGGACCTTTACTAACCTGTGCTAATGCAACAGTTCTTGCAAAAGAATCTCAAGGAGAAGGATTTATAACACCTATAGAAGAGGTAGTTGTTCCTGCAGGTGTATATATGAAGATTAATCCTAATAGTTTTTCTGCTGTATCAACAACTGATGCTGTAGTAGCACCGGGTCTTAAGGGTGTATTTGCTCGTTATGGTGGGTATGCTGTATTGTATTATCCAATGAATATATATAGAGGTGCAGGATATGACCCTGCTAATCCCGATTGGGAATATGAAGATTATACTGTACCTGCAGGAAGTTTAATTGACTTTAATATTGATTGGCATCGTGTAGGTAAAGCTAATTGTACTGAAAGAGGTTACATACTTAAAAAAGATTTAACTTCTTTAAGTAGTTATGATAATATGTACGATTGGTTTAATGGAGAAAATGTAGCAGGAATATTAAATACAGGTATTTCAAGAGATGGAGAAACATCAATAGATTATATTGGAACTCTAGGACCATTAACTACATTTAGTGAAAGCATAAACTATCTTAGATTTAATAGAAATACTGATACAAATGAACTTGTACTTCAAATTGGTACAGGTAAAAGTTGTAGAGGAGGAGGAAGTAGTGATAGGGAGTATAAAGCTTTTGCAGATATAGAAGTGTTTAGGGCACTCAATACTATTATATTTGAGACTAAGGCTACTGAGACTTTACCTGATGTATTTTTTGAAAACAATTTATCATTTGCAATTATCAATGGTAATCATCAGGGTAACATTGAAAATCAAACCTCTTCACTGCCTGCAATTATAGAACCTAAATTTTTCAACTGCTTTGCATTTGGAAATGGAGCAGAAAGTTATAAGATATTAGATTCAATAGTAGGTAAAACATTTAACTTAGGTAATAGAGTAACTACTACATCTGCATTTAATTACAAAGAGTCAGATAGATTTGCTGACATCACTTATAGTGGCGTATACAATAGCGAGTCAAACACGAACAAACTAAACGAATTTAACGCAGGTCTACTGAACTATAAAAGCTTAGAGGTATCATTTGGTCCAATTGCAATTTTATTTGCTCGTGAGACAGATATACTAACCCTACAGGAAGATAAAATATCTTATGTACTATCGGGTAAGAATTTATTATCTGACGCAGCAGCAGGTGGTGCAATCACATCAGTTCCTGAGGTATTGGGTACTCAGATTGCACGCATAGAAAACTATGGTATAAGTAATAATCCTGAAAGTTTTACTTCTTATGGTTATGACAAATACTTTACCGATGCTAAACGTGGAGCAGTTCTTCAACTTCGTGGTAGTGCATATAGTAACGACCAACTAAAGGTTGTGTCTGAAGCTAATATGCGTACTTGGTTCAGGGATTTATTTAACAACTCTTTTGGGACACAGAAGCTTGGTGCTTATGACCCTTATATGAATGAATACGTTCTTTCATCTAATGATATTAGTTTACCAACTCAAGATGATTGTTTAGATTGTGGTATTACACAAACAAGAATACTATTATCTACATTAACTCCTGTTACATATTGTGTCAACTTAGGTCAATTAGTTGGCGATGTAGACATTGACTACTCATTCCCTAATGAAGTATCTGCTGTAACAATATCTGTTGCATACGGAGAGGATACATATACAACAGGACCTGTTACTGTAGGTGGTGTTCTTACATTTAATAAATCAAGCAATTCAATAAACCAAGCTGTAATAACTATAGCTACAACATCTGTTGACTTTATTGATATAACAGTTAATTGTCCACAAGTGCAGACTCTTAATGTATTCAATATATGCTTAACAAGTGATAATGATGCAGGACAATTTATACATAATGAATACAGATATGTAGATGGTGGATTTATTTCTCCACTCTCATCTGAGTTAGTTGAGTTTATTTCAGGTACAGAAAGTCCTTTGGTATCACAATATGCTGAATTTTCAGGTGCTCAAGGATTTGGAAGTATACCTACTAATGGTTCTGATGTTACAGTTATCTGCAATAAGTTTGGGTTTGATGATTTTACATTCGACCCTGCTCAGAATAAGTTTAGATATTTAAGAAGCGATACATTATACGAGAATAATACTGCAGATATAAATACATTATTATCTTTATCTACAGATATAACACCGATAAATACTACAAGTGCACCGAGTACATACTCTGCAAGTTTTACAATGCCATCAACTACTGATGAATACTTATATTTGATTTGGGATTACAGACAATCTACAGAAATTGTATTGTGTTATTCAGCAGACGATACTTTAGATGCGTGCTGTGGTTGTGATGGGGGATGTGAAGACCCTTGTTGGAATTGGCAATACAATGATTCGGGTTCAGGCTCAACACTTGAGTATGAGGTTTGTGGTGGTGATGTTACAGAATTGGAAGTTCCTGCAGGTCAAGTTAGATTTATGTGTGCTACTATAAATACAACACCAACTATTATCTCAGGAACAGGAGAATTGATATTAGACCAAGAATGTGGATGTCCTGTATAATTTAATTAAAAAATAAAAAATGGCAACAAGTGGAACATATTATTTAAACGGACCTTCACTAGGAAGTTCAACAGCTATATTTTCAGATGCTGCTTTAACTACATTAGCAACTGATGGATTTTATTCAGATGGTTTAATTGTTAGAGAACAAGTAGATGGGGTTTTATTACCACAGCAAACTTGTGATGGATGTATTCCTGAATCATATAATTGTGTGGAGGGTTCATGTGTTAATCCCGGAGATGGCTCAGGTATTTATGCTACATTAGGCGAGTGTGAAGCAGACTGCTCTGCCGAAACAGTTATACTATCTTGGCAATTAAATAATCAAGTTGGAGGTAGATTAATTGTTTACAACAACTCAATGGTAGAATTACTAAACGTAACAACAACTACTAGTGTTCAGAGTGGAACTATATATCCACTAATAACAGAATTGCCATATACAATTAGAGGGCAATGGGCTTCAGGTTCAGGCAATATTGTACAATATAAAATATGTAATATATCTGAAGGTGGAGAGATATATGAAAGTGGTCCTATAGATAATATGACAGGATATATTGATTATACTGTCACGCCTACACCTAATCATGTTTCAGTTAATTTAACTTCAGGGAATGTTACACCATTAATTTGTGCTATATAATGAGCGAATATACTTTAACATACGCAGAAAATGTAGAGGGGTGGGTATCCTTCTACTCATTCATACCTGATTATATGATTGGTATGAATAATAAATTATACAGCTTTAAAGGTGGTAATTTGTATTTACACAATTCAAATAGTAATAGAAACTATTTTTATGGCACCACATATCCGTCAATAATAAAGACTGTATTGAATGATGCACCATTAGAAAATAAATTATACAAGACATTGAATCTTCAAGGAGATGATAAGTGGAGTGCAGAAGTTATTACAGATTTACAAATATCAGGATATGTTGAATACAATTGGTTTGAGAAAAAAGAACAGGTATACTTTGCATATATAAGAAATGATGGCTCAGTACCTGCAATACCTGATGAATACGCATTCCGTTCTACGAGTGGTATAGGAAGAACAGAATCTGTTGATGGAGTTATATCTGCTATTGAATTAAACTTCTCAGTAGCCCCACCAATATATATCGGTAGTCTTATTAGTGTTGGGGATATGGTATATTTCTTAGAAGGTTCATCTACTATACCACAATTAGCAGGTGAAGTAACAGAGATAAATGTAGATTTACCTAACGATTTAAACCAATTAGTAATAGATGGTACTATATTAAACGCACAACCTATTACTACACAGACACCATTTATAATGTTCATCAAGAACTCTGTTGCTGAATCGCATGGACTATTAGGTCACTATGCTGTAGTAACACTTGAGAACTCATCTTCAAGTAAGATAGAGTTATTCCAATTAGGTTCTGATGTAATGAAAAGTTATCCTTGATTTTAGTATCTTTGTAACTAAATGGAATTTAATATAAAGAAATTAGAAGAAACTGATTTTGATACTTTGTTAGGATGGTGGAATGATTGGGGGTGGACAGCACCTCAGAAAGATTTCCTCCCTGAAAATGGTACAGGTGGTATACTTATTTTAGATGGCGATGTTCCTGTATGTGCAGGATTTGTTTACATAACAAACTCAGCTATTGGTTGGGTTGACTTTATTGTATCAAGTAAGACATATAGAGAAAAGCCAAATAGAAAGCAAGCACTAGAACTATTAGTGGATACGCTAACAAATATTGCAAAAGATTCAGGATGTAAATACTCCTATTCATTATTAAAGAATAGCAGTCTTATAGATATATATAAAAATGTTGGGTACATTAAAGGTGATACCCATATTAGTGAAATGATAAAGATATTATAATATGCCAATGTTCACCACAATCGCAGCAGCAGCAGGATTAGCAGGCACTGCAGTAAGTACAGGGATGTCTTTTGCACAAGCAGGAAAGCAAAGACAGTTGCAGAAAAAAGCAGAAGCTGAAGCATCACAAGCATTAGCTGAAGCTAAGAAAGAATTAAATGTAAATTATTCAGCAGCATTAGGTATTCAAAAAGAACCTTATCAGCAAGAGCGTGAGGCTTTAATCTCTGCAGGTGCACAAGCAATTGAAGCAGGCAGAGAAGGAGAAAGAGGTGCAGCAGAAACAGCAGGTCGTATATATGCTTTACAGCAAGAGGGTCAACAGCAGATTGCAAAAGAAATGGGTCAAGAATTGACAGCATTAGATAAAGCTACAGCAACGGAAGCTGCACAACTTAGAAATGCTCGTGCTCAATTAAATGCAGATGTTGCAGAGGGTGCAGGTATTGCAGCTAGTAGAGCAGCTAATGCAGCTACAAGTGCAACCGAGCAAGGTATTGCAGGTGTATCAAGTTTTGTACAGCAAGCTGCTAACTTTGTGCCATTATATAGCAAATCTCAATCTGCAAGAGCGTATGGTCAAGCAGGACCAACATTCCAACAAGGGTTAACTAATCCGGGAATAGTAGCGTCTGTAAATAAACAATATGGTATAGACTTATCTAAAGCCCCAACAGACCCTATTAAGTTTCAAGATTTTGTTACAACTAATTTTAGTAAAGACCAAATAAAAAGTTTGAACCAAATGGTTTTAGGTCTTACTCCACAAACTAATACTGTAGTACCACAAGCACCTGCTGTAACAGCACCACTTGCCCCTGTAGATTTCAGTTGGTTAAATGGTGGACTTGGTTATGGTGCTAAACCTTATATGAGATAATTATGCCAACATCATATTATAAATATTCAGAGAGAGACGTAGAGAATCAAATAGATTGGTCTAAGGTAGGCAAAGAGTTTTCTACCATGCTTAAAAATACAGCCGATTTGCGTGAGCAAAAAAAGGCTGATATTGAAAAAGCAACCCAAGAAAATTTAAAAGCTATTGCTGATGCTCCTACAGGATTAGATGAGCGTGTAACCAATAAGATGATTGACTTATCATCTCAATCTCAAGATTATTTATTGATGATGAATAGGATGTTAAAGTCAGGTCAGTTAAGTCCTAAAGATTATTCTATTGCATCTCAAAATTTAAAGACTGATGTTACTAGTTTATTTGATTTGTCTAAGAAATACCAAACTGAATATGCTGATTACATTCAGAGGGCACAGAGTGGTATAGCAAATCCTTTTGAAACTTGGAATAAAGAAAAGATTGAATCGTTTACTAATTTTAGTAAAACAGATTTTATTATTAATACTCCAACAGGAACATTATCTTCGGGTCTAAAAAAGAAAGACCCTATTACAGGTATGGAGGTTATAGATTATAATCAAACACTTCCACAGTTAAAATGGGCACAGAGTGTTAAAATGGATAAGTTTGATACTCAAGGTTCAGTTGATAAAATTATAGCTAGTCTTGGTGAGGAAGCTAAAGTTGTAATGCAGGGAAGAACATTGATGAAGATTAGTGATATAACTAAGAGAACAGCATTAAATAATCCTGCAGTAAATGCATATAAAATAGCAGAGCAAAATTTTGTAAATAGTATTGTAGATACAAATCCATTTAATGCACAAAGTATTTTAATGATGGATAAGGGTGTTAACTCAGAAACAGGTAATGCGTATTATCTTACTGATGACCCTAATGATAAAGGTTTAGCAACACATGATGCTATATTAGTTATACCTGACCCTGCAAGTCCGGGTTCAGGACGAACTATTGTTAAGCTAGATGATGTTCAAAAGCAAACTGCTAGAGACTTATTGACTCAGCGTATTCGTATTGGTATTGATAAAACTATGGAAGGTCAATACTATGAGCCAAGAGCACCTACAAGTGGTGAGATAGATGAGAAGAATAAGAAAGATGATGCCATGAACTTGGGTAGACAACTTGCAATAATGTTAACAGGTACTGATGATGAATCGAAATCAGGAGGTAATTATATTATCAATATACCGGGTTATGGTAAAGTTAGAAAAGATGGCTCTAAAATATTTATTACAAGAAATGGAGAAGAATTGCCAAATGATATTAGAGGTCTAAGTGGCAACCAAGCTTTCAGACAACTTGTTTCTGTATTTAAAGGTTTAGGATTAGATGAACAAGATATAATAAGAGCAGGTGAACCTTATCTAAAAAGACCTTTAAATTTAACTTCTAAATTTGAGTATGCAGTTGGTACACCAAGTGTAGAAAAAAAAGACCCTTTAGGTCAGTTCAACCAATACATTGATACTAATATTGGTAATGATGTTACTACAAATGAAAAGCAAACAGTAGTAAACTTGAAGAAAAAATATGGTAAATTTGGATACTTAATTAAGGGTACAGGTATAGTTAATGAAGTTATTGAAATTACAGCACCTGATGGTAAAACTAAACAAGAGTTTAAATTAGATGACCCTGATGTGCAAGCACAAATATCTGAATTTATGAAAGGTAATGCTGATATGAAAAAAATTGGTACAGCTAGTGCAATGGGTGCAATGGGTCAAAAGGTTGATACAAGTAAATACTAGTATATAAATATGAATGAACAAGCCATACAGGATGCTTATAAATTATTTGTAAGTAATGGGTATAAAAAATCTATTGATGATTTCAAAGCATTAATAGCTAGTAACCCTAAAGCATTAAGTGATTCTTATACTCTATTCACAGGTAGTGGATATAAAAAGTCTATTGATGATTATAAGATTTTAATGGGTATTACTAGTGCACAGCCTCAGCCACAAGCACAGCCACAGGTAAAAAAAAAAGAACCGACTATGGCATCCAACTTGGGTGTTACTTCATCGGTATCTCAAAAACCTGTTGACCAATACAGTCAAAGATTTACTCAATCTGTTACTGAGTTCCAACAAAAACCTACTGCACCTCCTATTGTATTAACAGAAGAGGGTAGGAAAACCTATGTCGCTCCTAAACCTGCACCGATAGCCAAAGAACCTGAAGAGGAAGATTACTTTACAGGTGCATTTGGTAATGTGTTGCGTGGTGTAGATAATATTATACCATTAGGTATAGGTGACTTCGTAGATGATATGGGTCGTGCTATTGCTTCAGGTTACAGACAAGGAGATGTATCTCAATATGCAGATAAACTATTATTATCGGGAGCAAAATCTACACCTGAAGAAATCCAAAAATTTATTAATAAACAAAAGACTGCACAGAAATTAGGACCATCTAAAGAAATGCAGGATTACCAAAAGATATATGAACAAGAAGGTAAAGGATTTTGGGGAGTTGTTAAAGGGTTAGCTAATAATCCATCAATACTTCCTGAAGTTACTCTTAGTTCATTGACAGGTATGGCTACCAATATGGATGCACTTATAGCTGCAGGTACTGCTATTGGTACAGGTACAGCTTATGGTGCTGCTGCAGGTGCTCCTGCAGGTGGAGTTGGTGCTGTTCCGGGTGCTGCTGCAGGTGCTATAGCATCTGTACCTTATGCATTTGGATTAGCTAGTACTGTTGTTGAGATGGGTTCTACATTCTCAGAATTACTACAAGAAGAATTGGGTGATAAGGAGATGACAAAAGAGAATGTAAAATCAATTCTTGAGAATCCTGAAAAGTTACAAAAGATTAGAAATAAAGCTGTAGCTAGAGGTCTTGTTATTGGTACAGTAGATACATTCACAGGCAAGTTAGCATCAGGAGTTGGTGCAAAAATATTAACTAAATCTGCTGCGAAGTCAGCCACAGGTGCAGTAACAAAAGGTGCTGTTGTAGGTGCTACTGCTGCAGGTTCTGCTATAGAATCAGCAGGTGGTTCATTAGGTGAAGCTACTGCTCGTGCAGCAATAGGGCAAGAGATGGATACTTCTGAAATTGCTCTTGAGGGATTAGCAGAATTACCGGGTGGTATAAGGTCTACTATACAAGCTAAATTTGCTAAGCCTTCATATAAAGTTAATGGGGAGAAAGTTACTGTAGAGCAAGTTGATGAACTTATAAATACAATGACTCCCGAAGAATTAGTTAAAACAAAAATTGATATTGAGAATGACTATGAAGGTAGAAAATTTAAAATACAAGATAAGGTTGTTACCTATGCAATAAAGGAACAAGTTAGAAAAGCTAATCCTGAATTGAATGAACCTAGTTTAAATGCCATTACTGATTTAGAAAAACAATTACAAAAATTAGAAGGTAATACAACTCAGACAGGTAAAGACAAAGCTTCTGCAATCAGAACACAGATTAAAAATATTCAAGAGAATCAACTACAGGAAGAAGCAATTGCTGAAACAATTACTGCAGAAGCACCTGAGTTGACTCAAAAAAGAACAGAACGTATTTCTGAAATAGAGTCTACTCTTGCTAATGATGATGCAACTTTTGCTGAAGAAGGTAAGAGACCATTATTAACAGAAGCTAGAACTGAATTAGAAACAGAATTAAAAACTTTAAAAGCAGAACAAGATGCCATTCAAAAGCAAACAACAGGTGAAGGCGTGCTTCGCACAGAACAACCCCAAGTGGGACTGCAAGAAGTGGGCGAAGGAGACCAAGTCACTGAAGTCGTTACCGAAGAAGCTAAGCCAAAAGAAGAAGTAGTAGTAGCATTAAGTGATGTAAAAAATACATCAGAGTTTATTACTGCAAATAATTTATCTTCAGAAATCATTGAGAAGAGTGGTGAATTTTTCCCTGCTAATCCTGAAAAGAAAATTGAGGATATATTATCTGAGCGTTACCATGAGGTTAAGTTAGATGGTAGCAATCCTGATTTGGTAAAAGCAGTAGAAGATGCTATTGGTAGAACTGTGCAGGAACAACAAGCAGTTACTCCTACAGAAGAAGTAGTAACAGATGAATCATTAGTAGAATATAATCCTTCTGAAGAAATCAGAGACAAGGATATGGGTTTATTATTGAAGACATTGAAGTCTAAAAAAATAAATCCTCAAGCTGAACCCATAATAACAGACTTAGGGGACACTGTAGTATTTGAATATAGAACAAATTTAGAAGATGAAAACTCTGTAGATAGAATAACATTTGAAAGAAAATCAGATGGAAGCTTATCTAATAAAAATATTTTAGTTGAAAAAAATTACGCTCCAATAAGAAACACTATTGGATTTGATAATTATATTCAAGAAAAAAGAAATCAATTAAAAGAAACTACAACTCAAAATCAAACAAATGAACAAGCAACAACAGAACAACCCAAAAAACCTAGTGCAGGAAACAGACTCTTCAATCAGCCAATCGAGGCAATTAAGGAAATTGCGAATAGATATTATGAAGGAGCGTTCGGAACTAAGAGACCTGATTTTAAAGGAACAAGAGAACTCGACAAAGTAAGGGCTAAAAGAATAAGCGATGCTTTCAAAGCTATGAAGCATTCTCCTAACGACCCTAAAGTTCGTGAGGCTTATGCTGCATTAGCTAAAGAAACAATAGACCAATACAAAGCATTCTTAGATGCAGGTTATGTAGTTGAAATTAACAACGAAGAACCTTATGCTAATTCTCAAGAGATGATTGATGACTTGAGAAACAATAAGCGTATTAAAATATTCTCAACTGAGTCAGGGTTTGGAGATAATCCAATTACCGATAAGCAAAGAAGAGAGAATCCTTTATTGGCAACTTCTGAATTTAAAGACACGAACGGAAATACTTTATTAGTAAATGATTTGTTTCGTGCTGTACATGATTTCTTTGGACACGCTGAGTTAGGTAATTCATTTGGTCCATTGGGTGAGGAGAATGCGTGGAATGTACACGCACGTATGTTCTCTCCATTGGCTAGACGTGCGATGACCACAGAAACAAGAGGTCAAAACTCTTATGTAAATTTCTCAGGAGTAAATGAAGAGGTTGATAACCTAAGAGAAGAAGCAAGAAAGTTGCGTGAAGAAGGTAAGTATCAGGAAGCATTAGAAAAAACTGATGAGATTTATGAGAAGATTTCATTTGCTGACCAAAAGGTTGGGTTACTTCCTGAAGAATTTTCTCAAATAGATGAAGAAGTAACTACTGCTAGAACAGCAGAACAAGAAGTAGCAGACCTTGAAAATCTACTTAGAGAAAATAGATTCTCTAGTGGTTATAATGAAAAGTATAAAAAGAATGCTGCTGAGATAGAGAACCAAAGACGACTAGCAGACTTAGCAAGAAAAGCATTAGCTAAGATTGCACCTAATGTAAAAATTATTTTACATGAAACAACAGATAGCTATGATAGTGCTGTACCAAAACGTAGTCAAGGTGCATTTATTACTAAACAAAATACCATACATATTAATCTACAGTATGCAGATGTAGAAACTATACCTCACGAGGTATTCCATGCTATACTTTTTATTAAAATTAAAACAGACCCAAGAGCAACTAAGGTTACTAAAGAGATGTTTGAATCTGTTAAAAAAGTATTAGATAAGGATAGCCCTGTATATAAACAGATAGAAGAAGTTGCTAGCAACTATGATGAAACACTTCAGGATGAAGAAAGATTAGCAGAACTATTTGGTATTCTTTCTGTAAACTATGAGAAACTTCCTGTACCTGCTAAGAGTGCTATTGTTAGATTCATTGAGAAGATAGCTAAGCTATTTGGTTTAGATGCAACAAAGCTTATTGGAAGAACTGATAATAGTGTTATCAATTTATTAAACACTTTGTCAGAGAAGGTAGCTAAAGGTGAAGAGATTCAAGAGAGTGAGATAACTATTCTTGGAGTAGGAGGAGATGGGAAAAGAGCAACTTTATTTAGACAGGCAGATGCAAATAATATAAATAATATTATTAAACTAGCTAGAGCAAATGGATTCTCTGAGTCAGCTATATCTACTGTATTAAACAATAGAGGTTTTTCTGAGCAGGAAATATCGGATGCATTAGCTACAGAGTTAGGTGCTAAGACTACAGTTGAAGTTACAGAAGAATTACTTCCGGGTAAAGATGAATTACTAAAGAAGGTTGATGCTATGATTAAGCGTCAGCAATCTAAGAATGTACCTAAAGGAAAGATAGCAGAGAATGTCAAAAAACTTATGGAGAAATCTGATGCGTACAATAATGCAACAGATATTCAAAAAGAAAAATTAATACGTGATGCCAATAAGAAGATAGGCATAAGACAAAAGTCTGCACCTAGTATAGATAAGTTATTTGGAACATTAAAGGATGTTACTAAAATAACAATGACTGAATCTAAAGCTTTGGTTGAACAAATAAAAAATAAAGCTAAGGGTGCTAAGGAAGCTAAGTCAGTTTGGAGAGCAACTAGTGAAGACCTTAGTCTTTCAATAAAAGAAGCTGTGTCTAATGGTAAGATAACCACAAAACAAGCAGCGAATATTATTAGAAGATTCTCTAAAGTAGATATGTTTAACACTGAGTCTATAAAGAAATTTGTAGACTATACTCAGAAGGTTTGGAATGATGCAGCGTATGCAGATAAGTTAAGCACTGCTAAGTCTGATAAAAAAGATATATCTAAACTATCTAGAAACAAAGATAAGAATGCCAACCTAAGACAATTAGGTAAGAAGTTTTCTGAGATAGACCCGTCAATGGTAAGTGATATTGACAAGTACAATGAGGTTGCGTCTTCAATAAAAGAATCATTAAAGGGTTCTAAGATTGTTGGTCGCAATATAAAACTTGCAGGAATAGTTAATATCGAGGAAGCATCTAAGTATATAGATGATACCATGAAGGCACAGCGTGAAAAACTATTGCAAGATAGAATAGA